GTAACGGTTTCGATTTTGGTATTCTGAATACTATCGGCTTTTCGCGCCCTTTGTCTATTTTCATATATTGTTTGGTTTTAAAATTACGGTGGAGCGGACACCGAGCGCACAAAAAGAAAGGTTAGGCGGGGTCAGATTGACTTGCGCCTGTTATGTATATTTTTCTTATTGAGCCATCTTTTCTAACAACCTCTACATACAATTCGTTAAAGTTGTTTTTCTTGATAATTTGCTTTTCAGTATTCATTTTGTTTTGCGTAACTCGCCAGTTCTTTTTGGTTTCGTGTAGCTGTATCGCTTTCACAATGCAAATATGGTAATACTATTTGTAATACCAAACATTATTGCAAAATATTTTTATTGCACACATCAAAAACAAGCCCACTTTATGCACATTTACCAATGAAAACGTATGTTAATAAATAGGCAAACTATTTTTCACACAACCTAAATAATTTTGTGAGGCGGGGTGTTTATTCAGAATAATTACATTCGCACAATGAGCAAAATACGAATCTCCCGCGATGCTATTACATACGATAATTATTTTATCGACTGCGACCAATCCGACCAGCCTCAAATAGAATGTAGTAATAAGGAAGAAACATTACGCTTGTCATTCAGCGCTGAACAATACTTAATCTATTACAATGGCGGGGTAGCGATTGCGTATAGTGAGGACGGGGAGGAGGTTAGGTGTAAATCATTTGCAAGAAAATAAATTTAGAAATGTTTGGAAGTATGCACAATGTATTTACATTTGCACTACAAAAGCAAACGACATGACAACAATTACAAGAGAATACGCGATAGAAAAAAGATTCCAAATTTTAGGATTCAATGACGACCAATGCAGTTGCGATGTTTGCGGAAAGCAAGAACTGAAAGGAACTTACGCAATGGAAGATTTAATGACTGGTGAAATTTTCCGCGCTGGTTCTTCATGCGGTGCGAAGATGGCGGGATGGACTACAAAGGAATTAGTTGCTAAATACAAGGTAGGTGAAAAAGAAAAATTGACTGCCGCGAAAAAAGAACTGCGTGAAAGTGCCGAGTATATTGCTGATGAAAAAGCACTTGATTATTTGAACAAAGAAGAAGATGAAATTAACCGCCAAATTTTCGCAACTGACGACCAACAAAAAAGAACTGAACTGAGCAGAACTAAAAGAACAATGGAAAGTAGAATGAATTATTTAATGCCTGCACACATCGCGCTAAACGCAAAAAGAAAAGAGATTGCAGCAAAATACGGATTCAAAAACGAAATATACTTATGAAAATACATTCTGTTAGAGAATCGTTTTTTACTGGAAACAGGAGGACGCACTTTAAAACAAGTTGCGGCAAAGTAAAGCACGTATTGACAGACCTAAAAACAACTGTTGTATTTGATAAAATAACGTGCAAGGTTTGTAAGTTAGCGTATAAACACACTAAGCCATGAAAATAGCAAAGAACTACCGACTGGACGAAAAACTAATTGAGCAGATTAAAATTGTGGCTAAATCTCAAAACAGGTCAGCTACTAACTTGATTGAAACGGTTATGAAAGCACATTGCGATAAAGAAATACGGTGTAAGAGTTTTAGTAGGAAATAAAACATACAACTTTTAACAGTATTTTTTGACAACATTTGACTGTTTTTGTTGTATGGATAAAATAAACTTCGCGTAAAATTTGGAAGTGTGGGGGATGTGGGTTAATATTGCACGTAGTTGATGACGCGGGGAGGCGTTAAAAAAGAAATTAAAGACCGTTCACCTGAGTAGCACCTCCCCGCGAAAAGGTAAACGGTTTTGTTATTTTATGTATTTCAAAGTTAAGCCACATAAGAAGTATTGCAACGGGAAGAAGATTTCCAAATATGATAAGGCTTTGCGCGTAATGCAAAAAGAAAGAATAGCACGTGAAGAAATTATACAGTTACCAAACGGTGATTTCAAAAAGGTTACCAATACAAGTTAATACAGCCTGTTTTAGACACTAACTGCTAATAGGTGAAACAAGGAGCAACAAGGTAACTTAAGGTAAGACCAGCGAGGCGTATTAAGTCCTTTTCACAATCTCCTTTAAATGATATACAAGACGTAACACTTTCTGTTATCAGCCAAAACTTATTCGATAGCTCATTATACCGATAATAAATAGGTAGGAGTGTTACTTCTTTAGGGGTAGGGGTAACACTTCTTTCTACCAGCCTTTTCTCCTACTATTACCCGATAACAATCGGTTTGAATTATTAAACAAAACTTTCGCAAACTTTTTTAAATTTGAACGGTAAAAAATAAATTATGAGCCTAATTGAAAATACTAAGGTTAGAGCCTACGAGCTTCCTAACATGAACGTTGTCGGAGTTTTTGAAAGCATAAATCAAGCTGCGAGGAAACTGTATATTAAAGCACCTACTACAATTTGGTCGCACTTAACTAAATATGGCGGTGGTGGCAAAACTAAAGGTGGCGCACCGAAAGGAGTTAGTTCAAAGAAAACAGGTAAAGTATATCAATTCGAAGTAGTTAAATAATAAATGCTAAATTTGCAGGGATGGTTACTAAGACTGTAAAGATTTCAGACGTAAAGGTCAACCCTAACAACCCGCGCTTAATAAAGGACGATAAGTTCGCAAAGCTGGTTAAATCTATACAGGACTTCCCGCAAATGCTTAAAATTCGCCCGATTGTCGTTAATAGCGATATGGTTGTGCTTGGTGGCAATATGCGGCTTAAAGCGTGTAAGGAAGCAGGGTTAAAGGAAGTTCCTATCATAGTCGCGGATGAATTAACCGAAGATCAGCAAAAGGAGTTTCTGATTAAGGACAATGTAAGCGGTGGTGAGTGGGATTGGCAAATGATAGCAAACGAATGGGATGCTGAACAGCTGAATGAGTGGGGTTTGGATATACCCGAGTTTGAAACGGAAGTTGAGGCGGAGGAGGACGATTTCGATGTTCCTGAAGGCGGAATTGAAACGGATATTGTGCTTGGTGATTTGTTTGAGATTGGGCAGCATAGGTTGTTGTGCGGGGATGCAACGCAAACCGACACGTTTAAAGTGTTGTTTGGTGAACAATTAGCTGATTTAGTTATAACAGACCCGCCATACAACGTGGCAATACAAGGTGGAGATCATAGTAACCCCGACAGAAAAAACGGGAAAAAGATAGAAAATGATTGCATGAGTGATGAAGATTTCTACCAATTCCTTTATGATTTCTATACAGCTTTAGGAAGTTATACAAAACCAGGCGGTGCTTGGTATGTTTGGTATGCAAGTAGAGAAACTGTAAACTTCCATAAGGCAATGAATGATGCGGGTTTGACGCCAAAGCAACAGCTTATATGGCTAAAAAGTTCAATTGTAATGGGTAGACAAGACTATCAATGGAAGCATGAGCCTTGTATTTACGGATGGAAAGAAGGAGCAGCACATGGTTGGTATAGCGATAGGAAGCAAACAACTGTTTTAGAGTTTGACCGACCAAGCAGAAATGCAGAGCACCCAACAATGAAGCCAATCCCACTATTTGCTTATCAGATAGGGAACAGTTCAAAGCAAGGGGATATAGTTGCTGATGGATTTGGAGGAAGCGGAACAACAATGGTTGCATGTCACCAAATGCAAAGGAAGGCATATATTGTAGAATTAGACCCCAAATACTGCCAAGTGATAGTTGACAGGATGCTGAAACTTGACCCGAGTATTGAAATCAAGAGAAATGGGGTGAAATACGTTAAAACAGGTGAAAAACAGGTAAAAGATGCCATTTCCTAACGATAAGACAAAGTTTAAGAAGGGAACATCGGGAAACCCAAACGGCAGACCGAAGAAACTCCCTGACCTCCACATCCTACTTGCAGATGTTTTGGGGGAGGAAAAGGACGGTATTACCGCAGCCGAGGCAATACTAAAGGCATTACGGGCGAAAGCTACCAAAGGTGATATAAGGGCGGCTGAGGTGCTTTTGGAAAGGGGTTGGGGCAAGGCAAAGCAGACAATCGATGTCGAAGTTTCAGGCATTAAATCAATACTAATTGAGCCAGCAAGCAAAGCTACGGGTAAATGATGCGTTCTATCACTTACTTTCAGATTCTAAAAGATACGAGGTTCTTTATGGCGGTTCGGGTTCTGGCAAATCCGTATTCGCAGCGCAAAAAACAATAGTAAGGACGGTTGGTGAAGAAAAGCACCGGTTCCTTTGTATTCGAAAGGTAGCAAACACACTACGCTCATCCGTTTACCAAATTCTTATTGACTGCATTTCAGATTTAGGGCTACGTTCAGAGTTCGAAATCAACAAAACAGAAATGCGGTTTACGCACATACCAACCGGTAACGAAATACTTTTAGCCGGGCTGGATGATGTGGAGCGCTTAAAATCAATAGCCGGCATTACTTCAATTTGGATAGAGGAAGCAACCGAACTAACCGAGGGCGATTTTGACCAGATAGATTTACGTTTGAGGGGCGAAACTGCTAACTATAAACAAATCATTTTATCGTTTAACCCTATTGATGAAAGTCATTGGCTAAAGAAGCGTTTTTTTGATAACCATTTAGAAAATTGCACCACACTAAAAACTACGTTTAAGGATAACCATTTTATTGATGATGAATACCGTATAATTTTAGAGCAGAAAGCAAGTGTTTCGCCAAATCTTTACAGGATATACTACTTAGGCGAATGGGGTAAAGAAGATATACAACGTCCTTACTGCCAAAACTTTAACCGCGAAAAGCATATTTCAGATTTAGCAGTTTTCAATCCTGCTTTACCTGTTTACTTCTCTTTAGACTTTAACGTTGAGCCGTTTGTTTGCGAGGCTTCTCATATTTGGACTGATGCGAATGGGATGCACTTTCACACGTTTGATGAAATAGTAATTGAAAAGAATGGAGATGTGCCTGAAATGTGCGATATGATTGAGAATACGTATGGCATGAGAGTAGTAAGTAATGCAATATTTACAGGGGACGCAATGCAACGTAAACGAGAGATAACGCAAAGGAATAATATTGATGCGTGGCGAATGATAGATGCAAGGTTTAATTTAGGCAGACGCTTACAAGTTCCACGTGCCAATCCATCGGTAAAAGAGAATAGACACTTGGTAAATGCAATATTAGCTTTCCACCCTGACGTAAAAATGAATCCTAAGTGTAAGAAGTTGATTTATGATATGCAATTTGTAGAAGCCGATGCGGAGGGTAACATGGTAAAGGCTTCGCGTAATAAAGAGGCACAAAGAGCCGATGCGTTGGATGCGTGGCGTTATAAATGCAACACATTCTTGTATGATTTCTTTGAACGCTACCGAGTAAAAAAATAGTATATTTGCAAACATACTTTGCGGACTTCGCGCATTATACGAGGCATAATTATAAACTATGTCATGTAACTGCTCAAAGGCGAAGCATATTCCGAATTGTTTT